AATCAGCCTCACTTATCGGTTCCCATTCAAGACTTACGTGAAAAACGGAATCTTCGTCTAGGATTATTGTTTCGTTAGACCTTCCATCCCCATAATAAACAACCACATTCTTGGTTCCGGTTTCTATTAAAGTGTTTGTTGGTCTTACAATAAGCGTATTATCACTATTTGGACTCATGGCACTCATATAATCCCACATTTCATAGCTCATTGGACTACCCGCCTTGTCTGTTCTATAACTTCAGGGTTTGTTCTCATTTGATTGACAACTACATGTCCAATCTCTCCACCATCTATTTCAACATGAACATGGATATCTCTATCTGAAATCCTATCAGCAATTATCGCACCAATTACTTCTGGGTCAACACCAACCGCTTTAAGGAAGTTAGCGTTCTCTGGCTGTAGGGTGGGAACAACCCACTCTTGAGGATGAACCATGCCGCCACTAGCACCAGTATATCCACCATTGGCATACCCCTGCTGATCCATCGCATACTTCTCATTCCACTCTTCTGCTATAACAGGGAAGTTCTTGTATATCCACTTAACATCAGTATCTGGATAAAAATATTGACTTCCTTCTGGGTATTCATATTTCATACGCTTATCAAATGCTGAAAATATGTTATTATAGTCTTCTACATAAAAATTATGCCCAGCGTGACCGTACCAATCCAATATCTCTGTTCCAGATGGAGAGTTTTCAATACCTTTAGTATAATCATCCTGTAGCTTACCCCAATCAAGATCCCAAAACTTCAACCGCTCGTTTAGCCACGCTTCAAACGGATTTTCTGTTCCAGTGGTGTATTGAGCCACAGCCTTCCCACCTGGGCCAATAGCGCCCCACATGGTTCCGTCACCAAATGAGGTAGCAGTTAATCCAGAGCCATAGTTTTCCCCCATAGTATTCAATTCCGAAATCATTCCCTGAGTATCGAATCCAGCGGAGGCTGCTGTGGTAAGAAGCGATGTTGAGCCGAGATCTGCTGTGCTTTCCGCCGATACAGCTCCCATTTGGATTAATTGTGCTTCAGTCATGTCTCCAGCCATTGCCGCAAGCTGTGCATCGAGTCTATTGAGAACTTCAATTAACCTATTAGTTGTATTGTCTGTGTTGTCTGCAATCTCCTTTAATAATTCTAGCTGTCTGTCAACCAACCCTTCCCTTATTTTTTCCAAATCTTCAACTATTGTAGCATTTAGAGATGCCATATCAGCACCATAAGCATTCATAAACCCCAAGTAATCTGGAATGAAGTTCATCAGTTCAGCTAAGCCAGCTTCGGTGTCTGCTCCAGCCAATAGGTCTGCGTATCTTCCGGTGTACCAATCCTCACTTTGGACGGGGGCTAAGTCTCCACCAGTTAGTCTAAGAATCATGTCATCAATAGACTTTATCTGCGACTCTAATATGGAAAGTTCTTTTTCTTGGATAGCCTTAATTGCTTCAGATGCATCTGCCATTTGAGTCAAGAGACTGAGGCTGTCTTCATAATAAGAAGCAGACGAAGAATCTATCGCATCATATTGAGTCATAAGGTCATCAATAAGTGCGTTATATCCAGAAGAATCCAGAGCACCATTACCAGACGTCAGTATTCTTGTACGTAGAGACTCAAATGGTTTCATTAGGGCTAGATAGTATTCCTTAATAACCCTTGAGATGACCTTAGCTCTGTCCTGCTCTGCCTTTATTATATCGTCTTCGGCATCTCCAAGCTCCGTTAGTGCGGCAATCCACTCAGCAAACCTTGCGTTTATATCCATAAGTGCAGAGTCAAGTTCGTTTACTGGATTTACGAGATCTCCTAAGTTAGCGCTATACCAGTCATCCATAACCCTTCTAATAGCCGTTGCTTGCTTTAATATCGCATCGGTTATTTCAGCTTCCGGTGCACCGGAAGCTCTAAGTATGGCAATCCAGCTATCAAACAAATCCTCTACATCTGACATACTCTGCACAAGTCCAGTTGTAGTGTCAAGTAAATCATCTATAGCTCCCGAAATATCTTCTATGGTTGAATAATAAGCGTCAGCAGCCCCCGAAGCAGCAAGCAACGCAACAAAAGCTTCCTGACCACTCTCCGTTGTTAGATCGAGTCCTTCAATAAGCCCCCTAAAGCCATCTCTCGTGGATGGAAGGGTCATGTCTAAATCACCTAAAGCCCCCGTAAGGGTTCCATAAAGATGTGCTTGTTTTTCTGCATCGGTAAAAAATTTATCAAAATAAGTTGCTGCATTTTCACGAAATGTTTCAAGATCACCAGCCATAGATATAACAGATTCGGAAAAGGCTATTATTTCAGGTATCGTTCCAGTAAATGACAATCCAAGGGTATCTAATGTGTCCATAATAACGGCTTTATCTATCACGAGCCTAATTGCAGTTTCCAGCAAGCCCTCGCCCAGCTTTTGATATTCGGAAATTATTCCCTCTACTGCGGCAGGCCATTCTCGTCCTTCAGCCTTTCCGTACTGTTTATAATGCTCTTCTGCGGTGCCAGTCCATCCTGACGCAACATCTGGATTCTGTGCAAGATATGCCTCTGCTGATGTCATACTACCAAAGAGTGCTTGAGCTGCGTTGTCACCAAGAGCAGAAAAATATTCCGATAAAACCGTACTTGCTTCTTCTGCATCTAATCCCTTGAGGTCTATTTTTCCTTCTGGAAAAATATAGTCTAAGGTATTTTGCATATCTGTCCCAAGCTCAATAGTCAATTCAATAAGTGTAGCACTTAAATTTTGAAATACCTTATCTAGTAAACTTGAAACACTTGAATCAAGTTTTGCATACTTTGTATATCGTTCAACTTTATCTGAGTGGAACCAACCCCCCTCTGTCTCTTTTAAGATATCTGCATATTGCTGGGCATTTACTCCACCACCAGCAGATAAATCTCCAAGAGAAGTTTGACCTGTTAAAATACCAGCACTGGTTATGGATGTACTAGTACCGCCCCCAAAAATAGATCCTAACGCTCCGCCTATCATGTCCGATAACCAACCGCCCGTAAGGATGTCTGTTAAGCCAAAAACCACAGCACCGATTCCTAAGGTTGAAAGTGAAAGACCAGCAATAAGAGTTCCATAGGCCGCTACGCCTAAAATACCGACTTCAGCCATTTGAATAGCTGTCGTGGTAAGCGTACCGACAAGACTTTGTAGGTCGCCCATCGTTTCCCCAGTCTGAATATAAGATGTATCAATCCCGCCCGTCCTGAAAATAGAGGATATTAACCCAGTAATATTCTGGTTCAAGTTTTTAACTTCATCGTGAATACCAGACAACTCTCTGTATTCCATATCATAGGTGTCTTCTAGGAGTTCCCAGGAATTAGCAATTGACTCGCTCCCGACTCCAGCTTCTGCTCCCAATACGGTACTAGCTGGAAGAGCTGGGGCCACATCACCACCACCGCCACCACCAAAGCTTACCCCAGCTTGTGAAAGCAGTGCAGCCATTGTAGCAACCATAGCAGCAACACGAGCAAAAGCGGTATATGGATCTCCCTCACCTTGGGTTGCCACCGCAACAACTGCGGCCTTAACCGCTGTAACCATGAGCATTGCCTGCTCTGCAATTTGAAAGGCCATTGATATATCATGTAACCTGTTTCGTTCGTAACTGTCCTCAGCATACAATTGACTCAAACCTTCAAACATATCTGAGTAACCAGACCACTGGCTTTTTATATGCTTTACTTCGTTTTCATACATCTCATCAGCAAGATCATTCCTAGACTTCATAGCCTTTACATTCGCAGCTTCTTTATCCTTAGTGGCATCAATATCAGCTTTTCTTCGAGCCTCGATCAACTCTAACATCTTGTCGTGGTAGGTGTCCTCAAAGCCGGTTAAATCCTTATAATAGCTTGCAGCCTCGGCTAACTTATCTATGTATTCGTTAGAAGTATCTTTTTCTTTGGGAATAAGGGTTTTAGCATAAGCTTTTCGCATCATCTCGGTTATCTCAACGGCTTGCTTTTTTGTTTTGCCTAACTGCGTTTGTAGCATTTCGCTAAATATAGCTAGGTCTTTGTCGTAGTCTTCAATTTTTACAGCCATTTCGCCTATTTGGAGGATACGTAATTTTCTGCTATAATCTTCGTACAGACTTAACCGAGCCTCCTTGTCTGCTTTATCCCATTTAGATAGCTGGTCAAGCCGTGCTTGATCAAGGGCTGTAATTTCTTCTCCAGCTTTTACTTCATCTGCCAACTCCTTTGCTTTTAATGTAACCTTTGCATCATATGCCTTCATTTTCGCTGCCGATATGTGTTTTATTGCTTCTTCTTGCATCTTTACATCGGCTTTTGCGTATTCGCTACCATACGCTGTAATTTTTTCTGTGGCTTCTTTCGTTACTTTCTTTTCATATCTCCATCTTTCGTCCATTATTTTCTTTTCTATGGCGGCTGTGGAGGCGGCTATCTCTAGCCTATACTCTGTATTTTTTTCCATCGCAGCTTCCGCCATTTTAAAATCTGCCATAGACCCTGGGCCGCTGTCTGCAAGTATTTTTTGAGCCAACTCAACTTTTCCAAGAGAGGCTTCAGCTTTTTGTATTTCCGCATTAGCGTTTGCTATCGCTCTAGTCCATTTGTTGGCTCCGGTATTAACAAGCTCCATTGCACTATATGCCTTATGTAGTACTGATTCATTCGCCTCGGCAAGGTTTGACTCTTCTATTATTTTCTTTTGCTCAGCTACAAAACCTTTAAGTGCTATTATTTCGTCATCAAAATATGTTTGGTCAGCCTTTAACAGTACCATCTGGACGTAAACACTCACACTGTCCATTTGCTCAATCTGTGTCTTTATTCGCTCAAGGTCTTCTTTCTTCTCAAGATATTTTATTACTATTGTGAATGTTTTATATATGGCAAGAGCAGCAAGCAAAGGCCATATGGACTTAAGTGCTACAGCTAATCCCTTAACGCCAGTAGTAGAAGCAGCTATAGCAGTAGTGTTTGCTTTGGTTGCGATTGCAGATGCATAGCAAGCCTTAGCATAACCATCAAGGGCTGTGGCTACCCCAATAATAATCTTACCCGCTACCTTCCAGAGTAAAAATGCAGCACCAAATTGCAAAGCAAACTTTGTTACAAAAACCATAGACTTAGCCATTGAAACAAGCGAATCTTTGTGGTCATTAATCCACTTGGTGACGCCTATTAGGGTATCCCTTATTGAATCCCTATATTCATCAAAAACACGTATAAGATAATCCTTGATAACCGAAACAAGCTTCTTTACTGCAACGTCTACTGTCTGAAGAATTTCTACGTATTTTTTACTTTCACCAGTAACGTTCTGTAGGGTTTCGTGAAGCCTGTCATATTGGTCAACGTTGCTCTTTAAAACCAAGACAGACTTTAATGCCCTTACGCCGAACATATCTGATATCTCGTTAACACTTGTCTGTTGTTTTCCCAACTCCTTTAAAACATCAATAAGGTCTGCATCCACTGAGAGTCCTAGCTTATGGGCTGCCTTGGCTGTCTTGATAAAGGACATCTGAAGACCCCTACCAGCAATACCGGCCTTGATACCCGATTGAGAAAGGATTCCAATCATTGCAGATGTTTGTTCAACGGTATATCCAAGCTGAGCTGCTATAGGCGCTGCAAACTTCATTGCATCTGCCATCATCTCAACATCAGTATTTGTCCTCGTAATGGTTCCAGTAAAAACGTCTATTACCCTGTCTAGCTGATTAACTTCTAAATTGAAGGCCCTGAGAGTATCACTAACAATGTCTGTCGCCCTGCCCAGCTCTAAATTACCTATTTGAGCAATAGCAAGCGTACTAGATAAAGCGTCAACAGACTCTTTAACCGTAAACCCAGCCCTAGCAAGATACTTCAGTGCTTCAGCAGCCTGAGTCGCACTCCATATAGTTGTGCGTCCAGCCTCCATCGCAGCTTTTTTAATGGAGGCAAATTCCTGAATTGTGGCTCTTGCGATTGCACGAACTTCTGTAACACTTTGTTCAAACTCAATACCAACACTCATTGCAGCTTGGACTTCTTTAATGGCACGGTCTAAAATCATTAATGTGGCAGCGGTAGATGCAACTGTACGTACAAAAGTTATCAAACCCTTTCTTGATTTTTCTGTAGCATTGGAAGCAGCTTTCTGGGAAGTAGCTAGTTTTTTATTTTTTGCTGTAAGCTTATCGACTGATGCGCTTAATTGCTTATTTTTTGCTGTGAGTTGCTTGACCTCTCTTTCAGCCGTATTCATTCCAGTTGCAAGTTTTTTTATCTGGACTTCAAGCTTCCTAATTCCCTTCTCGGTTTTTAAGGAACCAGCACCCATCTTGTTGAGGTCTTGTACTATTTTCTTTGCCCCAGCGTCAAACTGTGATGCATCTAAGTGAAATCTTACGCCTGCCATAACTTACTCCCCAAAAAAAGCCAAGCTACTTTTTAGGTTTGCTCGGCTTTTCATATTCATCGCCCTCTCGTGGCTCACTCAAATGTGGATAAAGTGTTTCTTCTACTAGAAGAATTCTCTCGAAGTCTTCCCAAGTCGCATCTTTTGCTCTACATAAATCTATCGTTGCTTCTATTTTGATGGGGGCAAGTCCGTTTACTGAGGACTCCCTACCATATCTGTGTAACCAGTTCCAAAACATCCACGGCAAAGCATTCTCCGGTGCTAGTGTTTTTGGCTTTGGGCAATCATCGCAAGGTGGTTCTTCTCCGTAACTCTTATATAGTTCCCTGCATTCCTTACAATCGAGGGTTGTGGAGGTTCCCTTCTTGCGAACGGTTCCCCCATACCACTCTGCCCATGCTACAAATTTTCTTTATCAGCCTCAGCTTCTTTTATGCCAGCTTCGAGGATTTTGTCTGCTTCTTCAAGAACCCAATTTACTACTTCGGGGTCTCCGTTGTAAACCATCATTTTGTTTTCATCGGTGCATTCAAGGGTCATACCCTCTTCGTTCTCTACACCTTCCCAATCCAGAATCGTCTTCTTAATCTTCTGTGACTTAAATGCTTGGTAATCGGGAGTATCCTCAAATCTCTGACCCTTTTCCCATCCAAACTTACGACACAACTTAAGGAGATCTGCGTTCTCGGATTCGGTCATAGGAGAAACTAGAAACTTTGCTTCACCCTCTGCTCTTAAAAAAACTATCCACTGTTTTGTTTTTTTTGTACGTAACTTCATAATTTCCCCTTATTGAGCATCTACGCTCTAAGTGCTTCCCCGATGTTAATAAAAGCAGGGGAGTGGAGGTGCCGGGATTCACCCCCACACGCCGCTAAGCGCTCCCCGTGCCGTTCTTATTATATTGCTAATTCATAAAGTTCATTCTCAAAACCCATCCAGATAGAAATGGCTGTCCTTCCGTCTGGAACCTCTATGTCGATGCTGTGTTTCTCTATGAAATCTAAGCATCTAAGCCTAATGGTGGTCTTGGTTTTCCTAACAACCATAATCTTTACTTGTCTTTCCGCTGCTTTTTTCGGATTGTTTTTAAACCACGCTACTTTTTTTTGGTTTATTTCCATTAATTTTTCTGGATTATCTTTGTGCCACTTTTTTACCCGATCACTGTTCTTTTTTCTAGCTTCATCAGAACCAAGAGTTGCCTTTACTTTTGCCTGCCTAGCAGCCTCTTTCTCTGGGTTGTTTTTAATCCATTCTTTTATTTTGGTTGACATATGGTCACGCATTTCAGGGTGGTTTTTGTAAAATAAAATTCTGCGTTTGCTTGTGGCTTCCCTGTGTGCTTTAGACCTATTGGTTATGTCGCTCTTTCTTTGCCGCTCTAATGCCTTCGCTG